TCATCGCCGACGACTCGAAGGCTAAGAAAAGGTGGAATGTTGAAATCGACGGAAAGCTTGCCGGTGGAGTATACGCTACAAGTCTCGGGGGTCAAATCACTGGGTTCCGCGCTGGTCACATGGCTACGGGTTTCCAGGGCGCTATTCTTATTGATGATCCACTCAAGCCGGAGGATGGGTTTAGCGAATCAGCAATTGAAAAAGCTAATAGGAAACTCATATCCACCGTTAAGTCTCGTCGTGCAAATCCGGATACTCCCATAATCCTGATCATGCAGCGGATCGCTGAGAATGATCCAACGGGCTTCATCGCGGATGGAAATCTTGGCGGCGAGTGGAAGCATGTTGTGATCCCCGCGATCATCGATGATGACTACGTGGCAAAGCTCGACCCGAAGTACCAAGTGCTTATCGAGAAAGATGCGACCGATCGCTTCTCGTATTGGCCCTATAAAGAACCGATTAAAGAGCTTCTCGCGATGGAAGCCGGACAGGTGAGCAATGCAAACGGATCTCGAATTAGCCGCCACGTGTTTTCAAGCCAGTACCAACAGGCACCACGCGCGATCGGTGGAAATCTTATTCGCGGTGAGTGGTTCCCCCGATATTCAATTCTCCCTAAAATCAAGTACCGGAAAATCTATGCTGACACTGCTCAAAAAACTAAAGAGCGGAATGACTATTCGGTGTTCGAATGTTTCGGACTTGGAGATGATGGAAAACTCTATCTCTTGGATATGCTCCGAGGAAAATGGGAAGCCCCAGAATTAGAAAAGCGCGCGTTGGCTTTTTGGGCCAAGCATTCGCCGACGAGCGTTGAACTCCCCTGGGCAAAGCCGCTCGATGTACCAAACCCTATCGGCCAGCTCCGCGAGATGCTCGTGGAAGATAAGGCGTCAGGCACGGGGCTGATTCAGAAAATAAAATACCTCGGGCGCTTTCCCATCAGGCCAATCGAACGCGCTATAGATAAATTGACTCGTGTGATGGATGTGCAAGGCTACTTAGAAGCGGGGCTGGTCTGCATCCCGGAGGAAGCTCCCTTCACCAATGACTTCATCGAAGAGTGCGAGGCTTTTACTGCCGACGATTCGCACGCGTTTGACGATCAGATTGACCCACTCGTGGATGCGTGTGGCGATATGCTTTCTAGTAGGAACAAGCTTGAACAATGGAGAAGTGTCGTATGAGGACTGCGGAGAAAAAGATTGAAGGTGCGAAGGTCATCGATGCGAGGACGGTGGACGGGTTTAAGAACCTAGCGCTGAAACTCGGCATCTCCTCGCCTGGCGATGGGTGCAGCAACAATTCGCTTTCGCAAGGGCACTATCAGTTCAATCTCATCACGAGAAACCGGATGCAGCTCGAAGCCGCTTACCGAGGTTCGTGGATCGCGGGACGCGTGATCGACTGCCGTGCTCAGGACATGGTGAAAGCGGGCATTCAGATCACCACGAACGACGGAGCGGAGAAGCTTCAAGATTTCAAAGTGCAGATGTCTCGGCTTGAGATCTGGCAAACAATTCGCGATACGGCAGCGTGGGGTCGTCTCTACGGCGGCGCAATAGGCATGCTTCAAATTGAGGGTCAAGCGCTCGACTCTCCACTCGATACCTCGACGATCGAGGAAGGGCAATTCAGGGGCATCGCGGTTTATGATCGCTGGCAGCTTTTCCCCGTGCTGTCTGAGATTATCACGGAGGGTCCGCAAATCGGGCTCCCGAAGTATTATGACATCGTGCTTGGTTCGAACCTGAATAACCCCGGTCAGGTGCCGGGTGGCGGATCGATGACTCAAGCGCCACGCGTGGGCGATCCTGCGGAAGGCGCTGCGGGTGAGACTGGGCTTCATGAGTACACGGCACAAACGGCAAACGGTCCAAGCGCTTCGCGCGTGAGGATTCATCATTCGCGGATTTTCCGCATGGGCGGCATTAAGCTTCCTTTCTTCCAAGCGATCACCGAGATGATGTGGGATGAATCGATTCTTGAACGGCTATGGGATCGTCTCATCGAATTCGAGACGTCCGTTGCATCGGCAGCGGGCCTCATCACGCGGGCAAATCTTCGAACGATTGGGATCGAGCGGTTCCGTGAAATTCTTTCGGCAGGTGGAGAAGCGAAAGAGGGATTGGTTGAGATGTTCGATTACATCCGCCAATTTCAATCGAGCGAGGGGCTCACGCTTCTCGACAAGGAAGATAACTTCCAGACGACGGCCTACAGTTTCGCGGGTCTGTCCGACATCCTTGAGCGTTTCGAAGAGCAGATCTCCGGTGCATGCGATACGCCGCTCGTTCGCCTCTTCGGTCAGAGTCCGGGCGGCCTCAACTCATCGGGCGAGAGCGACATGCGGAACTATTATGATTCCGTGAACGCTGAGCAAGAGGCGAAACTCCGGAATCCGCTTGAACTGATCTGCAAAGTGCTTTGGCCATCGAGTTTCGGTGAACCGCTCCCGAAAGACTTCAGCTTCACCTTCACTCCGCTCTGGCAGATGACGATGAAGGAGAAAGCCGACATCGCTACGGCCAATACCACCGCCATCGTACAAGCGGAAGGCTCGGGCCTTATCGGTAAGGCGACTGCGATGCGCGAGCTTAAGAACACCGGAAGTGAAACGGGCTTATTCCTCAACATCACGGATGAGGAAATTGAAGAGGCTGAGAATGAATTGCCGCCTGAACCAGAGATGGAAGTTAATCCGGCCACTGGCCAGGTGAGCGCATCGAAAGAGGAAGATCCGTCGAAGGAAAAGCCGAAATCAAACGACTCCGCGTGGGGGCGCATGAAGCGCATGTTCGGCCCCGCACCTAAAACGATCCGCGCAAAGACGAAGGATCAGAAAGCGATCGAACAATGGCTGAAGAAACAGATGTGAAAGAAACCCCGCAAGAGAAAAAGGTCCAGCTCTTCTTTAGAGATTTTGATGGACAGGTAATTTTGGAGTTTCGCGTATCCGCGCCGCTGCCATTCCCTTACGTCTTCCACGAAGGACGCCTTTTCGTAGCGTCTAAAGATGACGAGAACACTTACTTAGAACGGAGCTATTGTGTCTACACCAACATGCCCCTCCCGGAAAAGCTCATCGATAAGGTTCGACAGTTTCCTGGCCCAAAAACTCAGCAATGATCGGCTTGAGCGCACGGGCTTAGGGCTTAAGGTCAAGATAGGGGAATCGATTGAGTTCTCCGATGGTGTCACTCTCCACATCCGAGATGTGCAGGGGAGAAACGTTACTCTTGCGATCGTCGCACCACCGGCCGTGCGAGTGCATCGAGAAAGGGCAAAACCCAATGGTTGATGGACTTAACATGATGGGCATCCTGGTAGGGCTCGTGATCTTCATTATTTGCTGCGATACATGGTGGATCTGATGAGTAGCAACGCACCCGTTTGGCTTCTGAAGGATAAGCAGGGGGACGCCTACGGCTTTCATTGTCCGGCGTGCGAGATGATTCACATCATTCCGACGTCCTACAAAAAAGAACACATGTACGATCATCTAGGACGGTTGAAACCAACGTGGCCTTTCAATGGAGACGTTTATCGTCCTACGTTTCATCGGCCCTTTAAGCTCGAATGGAGGGGTCATCAGCCCCCGCAAGTTTGCCACTTCGTAATCAGGGAAGGTGAGATCATTTACCTGATCGAGAGCACGCACGCTCTTTCAGGCAAGCGAATGAAGCTGGAGGCGATCGAGTAATGACGAAATATTGCGCGAAATGTGGATCTTCGATCGGAGGCTTCGTCTATAAGCAGGAAAAGCTTTCCTACGATGAAGCGTGTTTTTTGAAACTTGAGAAAATAGAACCGCACGTCATCGAGTTTAAGAATCGCTCTCGCCATCTCAACAAGGGAGCGAGGCTCAGGCTTCAACAAGAGATTGAAGACGCAGAGGCGATGATCAGTATGTTGAACGATGTACCCCTATTACTGGTGAAGTGATGGGTTCAAGGTTGTACCCGCGCAGATGCTCCATTTGCAAGATCCCCCAGGCGTGGCTGGATTTCTTCAGCGCGGGATCTCCTAAAGGAAAGCATCACAGAAGACCCGATTGCAAAGACTGCCATCGACTCGAAACCAGAACCAAAGCGCGAATCAAATACAAAACTCCGGCTTTCAGATACATCAAAAAATACGCTCATGAGGTAGGTCCAATTGAATAAAAAGAAGCCGATTGGGAAATTTCAGCCACACAACGCGGCCGAACGAATGTTCGCAAGAGCGCTTAAGCAAGTGGCAAAGCTATCCGGGCACATCGTCGAGACGCACGTTGATGGACACACGCTGAAGAATTCAGCCGATATGAAGAAGGCGCTCACCGAATACTCAAAGCGTCTCGGGCCGTGGGCCGCTCGCCAGTCAGCAAAGATGCTCGCTCAGGTGTCGAAGAAGAATGCAGTCGCTTGGAAAAAGAACGCGAAGGAAATGCACGCGGCACTTCAAACGAACGTAGCGAAGGCCGACGTCGGGATGAAAGCCGTTGAGCTGATGACCGAACAGGTGGCGCTCATCGAATCAATCCCTCTTCGAGCAGCGGAGCGTGCTCAGAAACTTGCGCTTGAGGCTTTCTATAACGGTGGCCGCGCAAGTGAGATTGCAGAGGAGCTTTCACGCTCCGGGAAGGTCAGCGAGACGGACGCCATTCGAATCGCGCGAACGGAAGTGGCTCGTGCGAACTCCGTCATCACGCAAGCTCGCGCAGAGGCTGCGGGTTCGAAGCAATACATTTGGCGGAACTCCGGCGACGCTGCCGTCCGGGAAGCACACAAAAAGTATCACGGTAAAAAGCTCGATGGCATGGTGTTCAGTTGGGACTCTCCACCCACTCTCGATGACGGAACCACGGGACATCCCGGAACTTTTCCTAACTGTAGGTGCTACCCCGAACCCTTCTTCCCGAAGTAATACTTGAGTAATTTGTTTTCGTAAAATTTCCTTAGCGGCGACAAAGGGACCTCTCGGCCTCAGTTTCAAGTCAAGGAGATATTTCCATGACTTTTAAATTTCTGAAGCGCCTGATGCTGATCGCGGCCCTCGCGCTACCCGCCGTAGCCGTCGCCACGTACCCTACCCTGATCCTAAAGAACCAATTCGGCGAGCAGTCGAACAACGTGATCCTGGGAGGTTCCGGGAGCGTTACCGGTGTATTTTCAGCCAACACCATCGCGTCGAACCTGACGGGCTCGACGGCCGCAGCCTTGGGTAACACTTACGCGGCGGTTTCCGCGAAGCTCGTTCCGACGATGCTCCTCACGGGCTTCACGTCCGGGGCCGGAACGGTCGCTGGCACCGATACCGTCCTTCAGGGCATTCAGAAACTTGCAGGTAATACTCAAAACAAAGCATTCCACACCTACACGTCGGCGGCGGGCGCGGGCGGCGGGGCTACGGAAGCTTTTACGGTAACGGGACTCGTATCCACCGACACCATCCTCTCCGTCACGCAAAAAACTCCGGGCGCGAACTCGCTCCCGCTACTCGGATACAGCACTTTGGCCACGGATGCGCTCACGGGCATTTACTCGGCTGACCCAGGTGCGGGCTCCGTGATCGTCGTAACCGTGCTCCGATAATTCATGGCGCGTTTTTACACCCCCTCACGCATCTCCGAAAACATTCGTGAAACCCCCGAGGGGTATCTCGTTTGCGTAGGAGTGCCGATCGCACGTACCGGATGGCAGGAGTACGGCGCGGGCGAGACGCCGCTTGAGGTTGGTGATGAGGGCGTTGTCCGGGTTTACCGTGACCCAAAAGAGGTTTTTCGACCTCAAACGATCGCGAGCTTTCAAGGCAAATCGGTCACGGTTCGGCATCCGGAAGATTTCGTCAAGCCATCGAATTGGAAGATTCTCACCAACGGCACTATCCAAAACGTCCGCAAGGGCGAGGAGGAAGATGACGGTGGGAACGAAATGCTTATCTCGGATCTTCTCATCACGGATGAATTCACGATTGGTCTAGTAAAGAACGGTCTTCGGGAGGTGTCGTGCGGATACGACGCTGAGTATGAAGAGACTGGAGATGGTGAAGGGCGACAATTCAACATCCTGGGAAACCATGTCGCTCTAGTTGAAGCCGGTCGCGCGGGCACGTCCTACGCGATCAAAGATCACAAAGGAAGGACTGATGAAATGAGTAAGCTCAAAGAAGTGGCCGAGATGCTGAAGAACCTCGTGAAGACGGTGGATTCGGCGGTTGAAGAAGGCACTAAAAAGCCGGACGCAAAAGAAGAAAAGAAAACCGAGAAGAAACCCACCAAGGATGAAGGCTACGATGCCGTCATTAAGGCGGTAAAGGATCTCGAAGCCAAAATGTCCAAAGGCAAGGACGAAGATAAAGCCGAAGACGAAGCCGAAGACGAAGAGAAGGAAGAAAAAGCCAAGGACGCGGATGAAGAGTCCTCGACCGGTGCTCGTCTCGATAAACTCGAAGCGGCCATCGCGAAGCTCCTCGAACGGGCGACCGACGAGGAGAAGAAGGAAGAAGAAAAATCCGAAGACGCCGACGAAGAAGAGAAGTCGGAAGATGCGGATGAAGAGGAAAAATCCGAAGACGCTGACGAAGAAGAGAAGTCGGAAGACGAGGACATGACCGGCGACGAAGACGAAGAGTCTGAAGATGCCGACGAGGAAGAGGAGAAGAAGCCGAAGAAAACCGGCGACGCTGCTCGAATCGAAATCCTCACTCCGGGCAAAAAGTTCGAAGGCAAGGATGCCCGTGCGAAGTGCTTGGCCTCTTTCTCGAAGACGGAAGACGGCAAGAAAGTCCTCGCGCAGCTCGGCGTGAAGAAGTTCACGGCGGACGAAGCGAAGAATGCGGACACGCTTTTCCTCGCGGCATCCGCGCTCGTTCGCACCAAGAGGGGCGTCGGGCTCGATGGTGTCGAGAGGGCGAAAGCTCGGTACACGGCGGACGACGTGGAAAACACCGCGAGCGAACCGATTACTGCCGAGAAGATGAACGAATTGAACGCCAAGCTCTACAGCTCGGCAAAATAACAGGCCCCTAAAGCCAGAAAGAAGAGACTGAAAATGGTAAGCTACCTCTACAACTCTCCGTCCGGTGTGCCGGGCGATGTTACCCGAGTGGATGACAGCACGGTTGAGCCCGTGATGCTCGTTACGCCGTTTCCGGACAACTACGGAACGGCGATGAAATACGCGGCTGGCACCAATGTCGAAGGGGTGACCCCAATGATCGCGGCCGATGCGGCTGCGGTGTTTTGCGGGATTCTCGTTCGCGCGGTTCCCGGTATTTCGCAATCCTCTGACAATGAGGACTTCAACACGTTCAAGCCTAAGCAGAACGAGCCACAAGGGCTCCTCACGCGCGGCTACGCGTGCGTGAAAGTGAACTCGGGCACTCCGGTGCGCGGTTCGATTGTCGGTATCGTTCAGACGGCTTCCTCCGGTCACCCGGCCGGTTCGTTTGAAACGGGCGTTACCGGAAACAACGTTCCTCTGACGGGCACGCTCGTCGGGAACGTCACGTGGGCTGCGGATGGTGTGGATGCAAACGGCTTTGGCGAAGTACGCGTCGCTCAATAATCGAGCGGAAGGGAAATAAAAGAATATGAAGCGTTTCACTAAAGGATTCAAAACGAAAGACTCGGCGTTGGCGTTCTACGTCAACCAGCTTGAGAATCTCGATAAGCGGCTCTATATGCCACTCACTTCGGTGAGCTGGGGCCGCGACATCAAGCTGCGTCCGGGGATCTCGATGGGCGACGAATCCACGTCGTTCATTCAGTCGATGTTCGCAGCCGGTGGTACGATGTCCAACGGAGCGGGAAACACCGGTAAGGGTAACCTTCCATGGATCTCGCCCGAAACGACGACGATTCCGGGTGTGTCGGTCGATGGTCAAAAGAAGACCTACCCGCTCCGTCTGTTGGGTCGGGAGATCTCCTTCACGTCGGTTGAACTCGATCGCTCGCAGCGACTCGGGACCTCGATCGATGCTCAGAAGATGAACGCGCTCAACATCCTTTATCAGATGAACACCGATCAAATGACGTACATCGGATCGAAGGATGTGGAAGCCGAAGGTCTTCTGAACTCTTCGCAAGTCACCGCCTCCACGGCGGCGACGGGCGTTGGCGGCGGCACCACCTGGGCGAGCAAGACCCCGGACGAGATTCTCGCCGACGTCAATACTCTCATCGAGACGACTTGGGAAGCTTCGGCGTTCGCCGTTTGCCCGGCCAAGCTTCTCCTTCCTCCGGCGCAGTTCTCGTACATCGCGTCGCAAAAGGTGTCGAGTGCTGGCAACGTCTCCATCCTCAAGTTCTTGGAAGACAACTCCATCAGCTTGAAGGTGAACGGGAAGGCTCTCGACATTCAGCCAGTCAAGTGGGCCACCGGTCGCGGCGTTGGAGACGCCGATCGGATGCTTGCTTACACGAACGAGGAAGACCGCGTTCGCTTCCCGATGGTGCCTATCCGTCGGGAAACGGCGTACTATTCCGGCAT